CACCTTAAACGTAGTGTCATCACTCGCAGCTCGGATCGCGGTGTTCAGGTTTTTACCTGTGGCTACCGCATCAGATCCGATGGTCACCGCGATGTTACCGCCGGTAACCGAGGTGTCGTCATCGAACTCAAAGACCTTGGTGTTGCTGGAGTCATCCGTGATGGTCACGGTGTCTCCATCCGAAGGCTGGCCCGCAAAGTCCACATGGTAGAAGGCTTTGTTGGCCTTTCCCCAATTAGACGAAGTACGCGATTGCCAGGTGATTATCATGTGTTCCGGGGGATTCTCGATGTAACCGGAGACCGGCGTAGCCCAGCGCCCGTACCATACCACGCTGTCTCCATTCTCGTCCAGTACCACACTGTCTCCACCATGGAGATACGGCAGGGTAGATTGCCCCAATCGGCGCATTTCCCGGATGTCGTTGCCATATACAACCCTCGAATATCCATCCTCATAATTTATAGCCCAGCCTGTATACTGGTAGCCATAGCCCGGTTGATCCAACCGAGTTGTGGTGTTCCCCGATCCTAGCTTGTCTTCGTCAGCCATGGGGCTTGGTTCGCCATGACCATGCTGAACCGGAGGGTACGCACTGAGAACGTAAGGGGTTATATCTTTCCCCCCGTACCCAGCTCTCAGCCAATACTTGAGTTCATCAGCACTATAGGCATTCCCCAAACCTAGGCCCGCGCTGTCCGCAACAGGCAGGGAGACCCCGACATCGCGGACAGGATATGCGGTGCCGCCAGACGCCAGATCCTCAGTCACCAGTTCGATGGTGCCGGATTGCTCCCAACTATTAAAGTTAAAGCGGTATCCCTTACCTCCAGTGGCAGACTCAGGGGAATCTCCGTAACCATTGTTCGACGGGTTCGGCCAGCCCATCCGGTCTACCTGAAGCTCCAGGATCATAATGGGCTGTGCGGTGGTGTCGCTAGCTCCACCATGGACGGCATCCGTAACAACCTTAAGAACACGCACCAAGTCCCGGCGGGAACGTCCCGTACTCCTCATGTACAAGAAGTCTCCTTCGGAGATCCCGGTGGTGTAACTGTCGCCCATTCGGGCGTACCCAATGGTGCCCATCATGTTGTACAGGGATATGTGAGCCGTCCGATATCCCGCTGTATCCAGGGGTTTCATCCCAACCATGTGGGGCAGATAGGATGTACTGTCTGTGGCCCCAGCAAATTGACACTGGGCCTGTGTGGTAGGCAATCCCTGGTAATACAGGGTCTTACTGTTTTTCCCGGTTCGGCTCCAGGCGGGTTCCATTCTCCAGTCAATACTTGCCATCTTTCTATCTCTCTAATTCTAGGTTTCTGGGGGTAATCATTCAGTTCACAGTGAACCAAGTGCTACCCGTAGGCTTCCTACCGATAGCGTGTTTAAGGAATTTCTCCATCTCCAGGTCCATGGTCTCCCGGCGATGCTCTCGCATCTGTCGGTCGGTATCACGGGCCATGAGATCTACGTGCCATTGACAGGCCATGCTGAGAGCATCCAGCCTGTCATCGTGTCTTAGGGCTCCTTTGAGCCTGGTGATCCTGCTCATCTGATACATGAGCTGGTATTTGATTGCCTGATCCGCCGGTAGATCCTGAGTGGACATAAAGTCCTTCTCGATGACCTTGCGGTCGATCACCAGCTTGTGCGAGTTCATCGCCGGTTCCATCACGTCGCATATCCGGCGTTCCTTCTGGATCGAGTGTCGGACCTCTTCGATGGCGACCGGGTAGATCTTGTGGAGAACCGGGGTCAACAGGGAGGAGAACATCCCGTCACCCATGTTTGACTCCACGAGAACCTGGTTGACCTGTTGACGCTTGGCGATCACAGCCAACTGCTGGAGAACCTCTGGTCCATAGCCACCCTTCAGGCCTCCGCACTCCAGGACAAACATCTGTCCACCGTAAGACTTGACCACGGCATACGAGGTCTCATCCGCACCACGCCCCGAGGGGTCAACGGCCATGATGGACGCCTGATAGGGAACCATGCCACCGGCAGTATCAAAGGGTCGGTAATACCTGTCCCCGTTGAACCCGACACACTGGAGGTCTCTCCAGGCTTTATCCGGGTCGTTACACCACATGACCTTCTCGGGACACAGCTCGATATCCAGGTCCGTCACGATGAGATCGTTGATCTTCAGGGGGTACCTGTCGGTGTCCGCTAGGCTCTGGTCCAACTGGAACTGGAGAGCAAACAGCGAGCGTCCGTAAGACAACTCCCGTTCAATCAGTTCCATCTCATTGAACCGCAGGGGGTCTGTAGGCTTCCCAGACTCCAACTCTTTAGACCGAATATAAGGAGCCAGGGCTGACCCGTAACCCTGGGTCTCACGCTCGGAAGGCATCCTAGCGGGCCAGATGCGAGTCTCGAAACCACGGCTTCCGAGTTGCTTGTAGACAGACTCCTGGGTCTGCGGTGTCCCGAGGAACAGGATGCGTCCTCCGGGCTTGATGATGGCGTCGTATTCCTTGATGGTCTCCGACAGCTTCTCCCGCATGTTCTGGGTCTGCGAGTTGTTCCAGGACTCGATGTCGTCCGCGATCAGATAGTCAGCTCGGGAACCCGTCAGGGCACTGGAGAAGACACCACAGGATTTCACCGAGGGGCTGTGAGAGGCCGGGGCTGGGGCGACATCAAAGGACACCTTCGAGGCTCTGCCAGAGTCGTCAGGTAACAGGTGGTTCAGGAACGGAAGCTCCTGCATCAGTCTCAGGGTGAACGTGCTGAAGTCGTCGGCTCTGGACTTACTGGCAGAGACCACCAGGAAGTTCAGGGAGGGATCACACAGCAGCTTCCAGACAACGAAGGCAGACGTGATGTACGACTTGCCGACACCACGGAACGCCTGGATGCAACCTCGGCGTGGACCGTTAGCTACATAGTCAGCGATGTCATACTGGACCTCAGTTGGCTCAGGTAACCCGAGACCCTGGGTCCATGCGACATACAGGAAGTTCAGAAAGCCTTTCTCCCCCAGTAGCCGGGGGTCAACCCCAGGGGGCGCTTTCTTCGTCATCCGACCTGACTAGCGGGTGCTTCGGGGTCTTCAAAGGGCATGGCAACAGCCAACTGGGTGATCGGGGTGTCCCCGGTCAACGAGGAGTCAATGCCGTTGTCCTTCAGGAGTTTGCAGGCAACCGACAGCTCTTGTGCTGTGGCCTCCCCGGACTTCACCCGGTCCAGCAGACACTCCACGGTACTGATGTGTAGTTCAGACAGTAATTCGTCAATGTTCATTTAGCTCTCCAAAAAGACCTTTAGAGTTGTCCCGTCAGAGACCCCGGTAGCCGTGACTTGCATCGTGCCGGTCAGCGGGACATTCGTGGTGATACCGCTGGATGTCAGGTCTGACTCCAAGACATCCATGAAAGTCGCCGTACCCCCCAGTCTCCCCTGGACTTTCACGGTAGCTGCGCCACCACCGGAGATTTCAACTTGAAGGGTCCCCCGGATTCCCATGCGTCTGGAGGGATATATCAAGGCGCTGGTGTAACTGGCGGGTGACCCGGTGCTGTTGGTCTCGTTGATTACTTCACTCATGGAATCCTAGTATCCTCAGGAAATAGGAGGACACCGCGCCGATAACGGCAGCGGCCCCTAGCATTAGGGACCGGCTGTTCTCCAGGGTTCTGATGCGTTTATCGTGACGGTCTAAGGCGTCACTATGGTTATTCTGCGCGGCAATCAGGGAATCAACTTTACCTTCAAGACGGCCCAGGGCCAGCAGGAGGTCGTCTTGAACGGGCATCGGTTAAGCCTCGATTTCCAATATGGTCAGGGTTGTTGATGCAACTCCACCGAGCTTCCTAGCGCCGCTCCAGCCATTCAAGGTCCAGGTTCCCGTAGCGGTTTGACCAGCGCGTACTTTGAACGTAGTCGCGGAGGTTGTCCCTGAGACCATCTCATGGACCAACGTAGTGGTCAGCGGATAGGTGCTCCCGTGAAGCGTCTCAACGACAGCCGCTAGAGCATCCGCTGTCGAGTCTTGGAACAACGCGGTTACACAGTTATCCGCGCTTACCGCTGCTGACTGGAAGACGTTAGCGACAATAATCAGCCGGGAACTGGCGCTCGTCGGCGTGATAGCCAGCGTGATCGCTTCGTTACCCTCGGTAATCTGGGGGATCGTATCGTCAGCCACCATGACCGTGGTTCCTGTGGCTACGGCGCTGGTAGACGCAAAGGCTCTCTGGATAATCTTCCCGCCTCCATAGACAGTCGGGATGGCACCAGTTGAATCGAGCTGGACAACTTTACCTTCGTCGCCTGCGCTTTTAGAGACCGGCGCTTTAGAAGCCAGGTTGGAATCCTTAACCAGGCCCGAGGTCATCCCATCGGATACTTTAGTAGTCATTTAGTGTGGGGGTTTGGGACCTAGGCGACTCGGGTATAAGAGACCTGTAGTTTTAACGTGGCCGTAATAATGAAGCGGTCGTTGTTTTCTAGAATAGCGAGGGCACCATCCGTATAAATGCGGGCCTTGATGTATGTTGTTGTCGCTGGAGCGTAGAAACCAACACCCGTTATGTTTGAAGATGTCGCGCTGTCAATAACTCCGCTAGTGACACTGGAAACGGTCCAGCCGTAAGATACGCCTGTCAATGTGTCGGAAGAGTCGAACGCCTCGACCGCCATCTTTAAGTCGCAGTTTTCTGCTACACTCATCCCACTTTCCGAAACGGAAGT